TTAAACGGGGAGTAGGGAGGAAATCCATGAATGCGAACCTTGACAGAACGCAGCGCAGTTATCCACATGTCCCTGTTGAATTGTGGGTTATTTTTATTCCTTTGGAGCAGCATTCAGCAATCGTGCGATCTTCTCGGCCTCGGCTTTGTCTTGCGGGTTAAGTTTTCGCCCAAGCAGGTTTTCAATCGCATCAAAAAACTGCTTATCCGGGGTTTCACGGTTGCCGCTGTGGTCAACATCTTTGCGGTCCCGCAGCCTGTATACACCATAAAACCATTCTCCGCCAATGCAGTTACTGGTTACTTTCCATTCGCTCTTCATTTCAATTCGCCTTCTTTCTTTAAATAGTCATAGCAAATGTTCTTTCCGTACGTGGCGGTCCAATCCAGCGTTGACACGGTTTCATGATCGAATCCGTCAAAAACGTCTTCAATAACCGGTTCATGCGCTTCATCGATGATGATGCCAGGGGCCTCATCTCCATAGATTTCGCTTTCCATAAGATAGAATGTTTTTCCATAGAGTGTGCGGCGGTCAATTTCGTACCATGTGCCGGTATGTCCCTTAATCTTGATGTTTTCAAGTTCTTTTTTCGCCACTTCAAGCCTTCCTTTCAGCATACATCTCAGCATATATCCTTAATAATCGATTCAACCGCTGCCCAGTACAGCGGCATACCAAGGAACATAACCTCGCCGCCGTACAGCAGGGTGCCGCGAAACTCCACGGCATACGGGCGGAACAGCTTGAACAGCAGCCATCCGAACAGCGTGATAAGTGCCCACTTTATCACTTTGGCAATTGCTTTTCGCAGTGCCTTATTGCGTTTGGAATGCCTTCGCCTTATCATTCTACCCTCCAAACCATGAGTACTTCTTCCAAGTCAATATACATCAGACTCGGGATATCACATTTTTCAGCATTCCAACCGATAATTTTTCCGCGCCCATCTTTTTGGATTCTAAATTCAGCGCACTCCAAATCCGGCGATACAGTTCCGTTTTTCATAAAAAAGCGTATTTTCATTCACACCTCCGTGAGCTTTGCCTTGCGGCCTTTTCAACCATATCGCGGAACGGCTTGCTGCCGCAAAGCGCAGCTGCAATGTCGCAGCGGCTGCATCGCCGATATCGGCTTCAACATACAGCGGAACGGCGGTGCCGAACTCGCCCGTTGCCCTGTCGCGCGGTGCAATGATTCCAACCTGAATGTACTGTTTCTGCTTCGTTTCTGTTGTCATTGGTGGTTTCCTCCTTAATCCTTAATCAAAATTCACGCCCATAGCGGTTTCATAGCGGTGAAGAATCTTCGTGCTTGCGTCAATTACTTCGTCCGCTGTTGCACCGCGAATCGATCCGCTCAGCATCTTGTTAAGACGCGGCGCGTCAACGATGATGCCTGCTGATTCCAGCTGTGCAATCAGCCAAGTTTTAGGCAGTGCGTTACGGCAAAGCATTATTCTGACTTCATGCCTTTCATTTCGTGTAGTCTCCATTTAGTAGTCTCCTCTATCGTTTTTTGTGTGCAACAATCATTGACATTATATGCCAACAATGGTATACTGTGGTTGCTGAATCCAATGAACCATTGTCGCAGTCCGTTTTTGCGGGCTTGTGTTCAATATTTGTTGCTTTCAATAGTATTGTACCATCTGAATGTATGAATGTAAATACAAAAACAGATATTTTCATGATATATTTTGTTGAAGGGGTTTTTATGGATATAAGTCGCATCGTTGAATTGGCAAAGAAACAGGGAAAAACAATGGCTCATCTTTGCCGTCTTTTAGGTAAAACGCGTAGTTATTTAAATGATGTGAGACGTGGTGCATGTGTGTTACCATACAATTCTATTGAGATTATTGCTGCTGATTTAGGAACAACACCGGAGTATCTGCTGTTCGAGACGGATAATCCGTCCGTACCGGTAAGCAATCAGAGCATGAAATCTGATGTTGAGCCTGCGCTTACTGAGCAGGAAAAGTTGTTGCTGGAAATGTTTCGCGGAACAACTGAACAGGGACGAATGCGCATTATCCAGGCGGTTATGAACGTCTGCGATGACATTGAAAAAAAGCCTGCAAGAACGGATCAAATTTTTGTTGGCTGAATGCCAGGGAAAAAAGATCATTCCTTTTGAGCTGCTGCAATGCTGCCGCCGCTTGAAAGAGATAGATAACAATTCTTAATCAATTGGGAGGAACTTTTCGATGAAGAACATGAAAAAGAGTGTGTATGTGTTTTGGGGAATCGCTGCATTCGGCGTTTTGGGTGCAATTCTTTCAATTCCGAATCTGCAAAATATGCTGATTTACTTTGCGTTGATTGTTGTGTTCGGTGCTCTCGGATATTGGCAGTTCCGGAAGGGACAGACGGAGCAGCCCGCCGAATCGCCGAAAGAGAAACCTGAAGAAAAAGGACCCGAGGGGAAAGAAAAGAAACAGGATAAGCCGACAGCGAAAACAGCTGAACGTGCAGCGGCTGAAACTAAGACAGCACAGCCGTCCGCCATGGAACGCAGTGCTCCGAGGGAAGAATCCAAGATAAAAGCGGAAGAACATGATAAGCCGACAGCAAAGGCGGTTGAATATGCAATGCCCGAAATCAAGACTGCACAACCGCCCGCCATGGAACGCAGTGTTCCGAGGGAAGAACCCAAGATAAAAGCGGAAGAGCATGATAAGCCGACAGCAAAGGCAGTTGAATATGCAATGCCCGAAACCAAGGCAGCGCAGTTGTCTTCCGTGAATGAAATTGATTACGGTTTTCATTCAGATGATGATTACGACTATTGGAAGGTTACGGTTGCGGGAGTAACATTTAAAAACGGCAGAAAATCACGTCAAACAATTCTGAAAAAGATTTTTTTTCGAGATGAACCCTTCAATAAGGATGAATGCCATTCATGCACACTGAGACGCGGAGAATATGAGGGCGAACCTTCATTCGCCGTTTGCGTACATGATGATATTATTGGATTCATACCCAGGGAAAAGGTGCAGTACTTTTACGATAACTTTTATCGTTGCGATGGTATTACCACTATACGGGTATTCAGCGAACACGATATTATTGGAGCAAGAGTGGTTGTGCGCTTCCGCAGGAATGCGGATGAAACGTCCAAAGATGCACCGCAGGAAGTAACAACTA